CCGCACGCTGCTGGCGCAGCAGCTACGCCGCGCCCGAGAGGCTGAAAAGCGTGATGGTCTACGGCGCGTTTTCCGGCTCACCGCGGATGATGTGGCTGCCGAGGTCGCTGCCTACCGCCACCACGTGGAAGAAACGGTGGAACGCCTGGGCAGGGCTCATCCCGCTGTGCGCACACAGTACTACTCCGAAGAGGTAGACGGCGAAGGCGGTATGTTCCCACCTGACCGCCTGGCGCGTATGCGTTCTGCTGAAAGCGCCGAAGCCGAACCCCTGCCCGGCAGCCATTATGCGCTGCTGCTGGATGTGGCGGGAGAAGACGCAGTCGCCCGCGCCAGCGATGGCGCCCCTGCCTCATCCAACCCGAGCCGCGACAGTAACGCGCTCACCATCGTGCGCGTTGAACCCGCCACAGAAGGCGTTCCGCTGCCGTGTTACATCCCGGTGCTGCGCCAGCAGTGGACGGGAGTGAATCACACCCGCCTGCACAGCGAGGTGCGCGCGCTGGCGTTGAGCTGGCAGGCGCGGGTTGTGGTGGTAGACGCCACTGGCATCGGCGCCGGGTTGAGTTCTTTCCTCGAACGCTCACTGCCGGGGCGCGTGCTGCCTTTCACCTTCAACGCCGCCTCCAAATCCAAACTCGGCTGGGATTACCTCGGCGTGGTGGATTCAGGGCGCTGGCGTGAGCCACAGCTGGACGGTGAACGTCAGCCAGAGCAGGCACGCTGGCAGGCGCAATTCTTCGCCCAGCTTGCAGCCAGTCAATTCCAGGTGGGCAGCGGCCCGGACCAGCGCCTGCGCTGGGGCGTACCAGACGGAACGCGTGACACCGCCAGCGGCGAGCCAGTTCATGATGATTGGGTGCTCTCCGCGGCGTTGTGCGCCTGCCTGGAAAACCTGGACTGGTCACCTACCTCGCCCTCCTTCATCATCCCCGGCAGCGACCCGCTGACTGGGATGGAGGGGAAATTTTAACAATCGTCAGTTGAGATCAATGACCCGGGCGCCATTTGAGCGCTGGGCGCTTATCAGGCTTCCGGCCTTGGCTCTCATTCACGAAAGGACTTACTTATGTTATTTGGTATTGACGTCAGCCACCACCAGGATTGGATCGACTGGCAAAAAGTGAGAAGCAGCGGCGTGCGCTTCGCCATCATCAAAGCCAGTGAAGGCGAGGGCTACATCGACCCGATGTTCGAGCAGAACATGCGTGGCGCCGCCGCCGCCGAGATCGTCACCGGTAGTTACCATTTCTTTTTGCCGCGTTATGACCCGCTGGCGCAGGCGCGGCATTACCTGCGCACGCTTCAAGAACTGGCGGGAGGCCAGGCAACCCTGCCGCCCTGCGTGGACATCGAAACCCCAGGATTGGGCAAAAGCGGTTTCAACCAGGCGCTCAAAGTATTTACAGAGGAGGTTTTCAGGCTCAGCGGCCGCACCGCCATGCTGTACGTCTCTCCGGGCTTCTGGAAGAGCTACCTGCCGGTGCCGGTGCTATCCAACTACCAGCTGCTGCGCTCGGGGGTGGACTGGGCGGCCGAGCACCCGCTATGGGTGGCGCATTACACCAGTGGCTGGCCCTACCAGGTGTACCCCTGGGCGGGCTGGGCATTCTGGCAGTACACCAGTGCCGGGCAGATTGCGGGCATCAGCACGCGCGTTGACCTGGACCTGTTCAGCGGCACGCCGGCGGACCTTTCCGCGCTGGTGGAATCATGAGCAGCGGCTTAATCGAGCGCCTCTTCCGGCGCAGCATCAACGAACGTGTGCGCGCCGCCCTCAGCGCATTCCCTGAAACAGACGCCACCTTCGCCATTGGCAGCCGGCTGGGCGAGAACCCGGGTGAGCGTTACGCGCCAGACCGCGAGGAACTGCTGCGCCAGGCGCTGGAAGCCTGGCGGGTAAATCCCCTGGCGCGGCGCATCGTGGGGCTCACCTCGCAGTACGTGGTGGGCGGCGGCATCAGTTTTTCTTGCGCGCACGAGCCTACCAGCGCTTTCCTGCACACCTTCTGGCAGCACCCGCTCAACCGCATGCCGGTGCGGGTATATGAATGGTGCGACGAACTGACGCGCAGCGGCAACCTCTTTTTACTGCTCTTCACTGACGCGTCAGGCATGAGCTACCTGCGGGCTGTGCCCGCGCTGCGTGTGCGCGCCATCCACGCACACGCAAACGATATCGACCAGGAGACCGCCTACGAAATGCAGCCGCTGTTCGCAGAGGGACAGGAAGGGGCGCGCTGGCCGGCATACGACGCCCTCCACGACCAACCGCGCGAGGATGGTCGTTTTGAAACAGTGATGCTGCATTTCGCCATCAACCGCGCGGTCGGCGCCCAGTGGGGAGAATCTGACCTGGCACCGTTGCTGCGCTGGCTCAGCCGCTACGCCGCCTGGCTGGAGGACCGCGCCCGGCTCAACCATTTCCGCAACGCCTTTCTGTACATTGTGCGCGCGCGTTTTACCAGTGAGGTCGAACGCCGCGCGCGCCAGTCGGCGCTTAACGCCGCGCCGCCTTCGCCGGGTTCCATACTGGTGACTGACGAGAACGAGCATTGGGACACGCTGCACCCACGGTTGGAGTCTGAAGAATCCGGCCAGGATGGACTGTCGTTAAAAAAGATGCTGGCAGCCGGCGCGGGCGTTCCGCTGCACTTTTTGGCAGAACCAGAAAGCACCACGCGCACCACCGCTGAAGCCGCCGGCGGACCCACTTACCGCCATTTTGAGCAACGTCAGCGTTATTTCCTCTGGCTGCTGGGAGATGTGCTGCGCGTGGTTGTGAACAGGCGTTCAGTGGTCGACCGGCGCGTTTCTCGCCGCGCTGAAATACAGTTGAACGGTGCGGATATTTCCGCCCGCGACAACCTGTCGCTGGCGATGGCAGCCGGCAATATTATGCCGGCGCTCAGCAGCCTGCGTGAACGTGGCTTGCTGGACGACGCCGAATTGCTGCGCCTTTTCTACCGTTTTTGCGGCGAAACCGTGGATGTGGATGAAATGCTGGCACGGGGAAGGCAGGCAGCGCCAGCAAAGGGTTTCAATTGGGCAATTGCTCAAACGCAGCCCGTCAAAATTGACCCCGCCATCGGGGAAGAAAAAGGAGGAAGAGATGACTGACGCCAGGCAGAGCGTTGCAGAGCAGCAGCGCGCGCATTTTGCCACTGAGCTGCGCGCTGTGGCAGAAGACAGCCTTGAAATCATCGCCATCAGCGCTGGCAACGGCAACGGTTGGCAGTTTACCGCGGATGTGCTGCGTGATTCGCTGCCCCTGTGGGAAGGCGCGGAATGTTTTATCGACCACGATTGGAAAGAGCGCTCGCTGCGCGACCTGGCCGGTGTATGCCGTGACCCGCGTTGGTGCGACACGCGCTCTGGGGTGCTGCTCAACCTGCGCCCGGTTGGGCCTGGCGCCGCGTTGCTGAAAGAAACGGCAGCCGCCATGTACGCGGGCGAGCAACCCTCTCCGCGCGTGGGGTTCCCCGCTGACCTGCTGTTCAGCGCTGCCGGCAGGCAGGTGATACGCATTGAAAAGGTGCTCTCAGTGGACCTGGTGATGCACCCGGCACGCGGCGGTGAGTTTTTACCCGTAAACGATCAACCCGGCTTGAACCGGGAACAGCAACTATTCCAAACCAAGGAGAAGCACATGGAAGAGTCAAATCATAATCCGGCAACCGGTGTGGACGCGCCCGGCGCGAGCTCTCACCAGGAAACACAGCGGCAACTATGCGCCAGCCTGCTGGAAATTTCGCTTTCCGCGGCCCGCCTGCCGGCTGCCGCTGAAAACAGCCTGCGGTCGCGCTTCAGCGGCAGCATTTTTGAAGCCGCCGCGCTGCAACAGGCCATCAGTGATACACGCGCGCTTATCAGCGACCTCACCGCAGGCAGCGTTATCCAGGGCGCGGGGCAGGTGAGCGTTATCGCCAACCCTGAAGACCAGGTGAACGCGGCGCTGCATGACCTTTTAGGGGCTGCGCGCCCGCGTGAGCTGGAGGGACTGCAGCCGGCGCGATTGAGCGGCATCCGCGAGCTCTACACGCTGATGACTGGCGATATGGGTTTCACTGGCGGTTATCACCGTGAACACGCCCAATTCGCCGCAACGTCGAATATGCCAGGGCTGCTCAAAAATGCCATGAACAAACTGATCCTCGATCAATGGCAGGAGCTGGGACGCTCCGGTTACCGCTGGTGGGAACCCTTGGTGCAGGTGGAACATTTTAACAACCTGCAGGAGATAACCGGCGTGCTGGTAGGAGAGGTCACCGTGCTGCCCTCTGTTTCAGAAGGCGCGGCGTACACCGAGCTGGCGGTAAAAGACAGCGCTGAAACCGGCTCATGGGGCAAATACGGCGGTTATGTGGGTTTGACGCTGGAGATGTTCGAGCGCGATGAGACGCACAAATTACGCCAGTATCCACGCAAGCTGGCTTCAGCCGCGCTGCGCCGCATCTCCGCCCTCGTCGGCGCCATCTTCACCAGCAACAACGGGGTCGGCCCGGTGATGTCAGACACTTACAACGTGTTCGAAAGCGCGCATCACGCCAACCTGGGTACCAGCGCCCTGTCTTCCGCCTCGTGGGAGGCGGCGGGAAAGGCCATCTACAACCAGCCGATGGCAGTGGCCAGCGGCGGCAGCGCGCCAAAGCTGGCGCTCGACGCCCGTTATTTACTGGTACCGCGCGACCTGCGCCNNGCATGAAAGCAATATTTTTGCAGAGAACATGCAAAAGGGGCAGATGGGAGATGTGATCACCTGTCCTGAGTTCAGCGATGCCAACGACTGGGCGGCTCTCGCCGACCCGCGCCTGGCGCCAGGCATCATCCTGGGTGAGCGCTTCGGGGTGCTGCCTGAAATCATCATCGCCGACAGCGGAGCCAACGGGGCTCTCTTTACCAACGATGAGATCCGCATGAAAGTGCGTCACTGGG